TGCGTGGCGGGAAGACCAACACGAACGCCGTGATGTCGGTGCTGCTCGATAGGTCAAGTCCTGCGTAGCATTCGCGTCCCTTGAGGGATTCGGGATCTACGACCGTATCGCATTTGTCCCATGCGTCCATCGGCATCCAGCGCACCGACTGCTTTACCCACTGGTTGAGTCGCAGCTGTCGGAACAAGTTTTCCTCTGCGGGATTTTCTTTCGCGCTGTTGAACGCTGTCCGCAGCTTGTCGATGTCGACCGTAATGTCGAGCGACGGGTTTGCCTTGTACCATACGCGCTCATCCGTCCAGTCGTCATCGTCGCTTATGCCGTATATCACGGGGTAGAAGCTGGGATCGTGTTTGCGCCCGTCGATGATGTCCTGCGCCTTTTGGTGCAGTTCCCAGCAGATGCTGTGTCGGTCGGTGCCTGCCGTCGTGATCAAAAAGAAAAGCGGCTGCTTTCGCGCGTCGCCCGATCCATGCGTCATGACATCGTATAGTAATCTATTTGGCTGTGCGTGAAGTTCGTCGAAGACCACGCCGTGTACATTCAGTCCGTGTTTCGTATAGCTTTCCGCCGACAGCACTTGGTAGAAGCTATTGAGCGGGGTGTATACGAGTCGTTTCTGTGATAGCACGGGCTTGATACGTTTTTTCAGTGCTGGACACTGTTCGACCATCTGGCATGCCACATCGAAAACGATGGACGCCTGCTGCCTGTCCGCTGCGCATCCGTAAACCTCCGCGCCCCATTCACCGTCGCCAGCCAATAAATAAAGAGCGATCGCTGCTGCGAGTTCGCTCTTGCCTTGCTTCTTTGGTATTTCGATGTACGCGGTATTGTATTGTCGGTATCCGTTTTCCTTGACGGTGCCGAAGATGTCGCGGACGATGGTCTCCTGCCACGGGAGCAGTTCGAAGTTCTTGCCATGCCATTCGCCCTTGGTATGCTTGAGTGCATTGATAAACGCTACCGCGCGGTCTGCGAGAGAGGGCTTCGTAATGATTTTTCTTTCGGGTACAATGATTTGATTTGCCACTGCCTGCCTCCTCGCTACAAAAAGCGACAGCGCATCGCGCTGCCGTCTGCTATGGTTTTATTTCCGTTTTCGTACTAATGTGACCTCCTCACCGATGATCTTGAGGGCTTCGTCGTAGCTCTGTGCCTCGAAAACCCTGTCCCGTAGGTCGTTGAAGGCGATGATCCGCCGCTGCTTTCGCATGATTTCGCTGACCTGTCCGAGTATCCAGTAGATGTTGCCGCTGTGACCGTAAGGGTCGTATTCCACGATGGGCTTATCCTTTTTCACGCTTGCCGTCCTCCTTGCCGAGTGCGTATGCTTCCTCCATCGCCTCGCGGAGCGTCCACACCGCGATGTCGAGGAAGTCGTCGCTGTCTCTGTATCTCGTTTCAAGGTCGCCGCGCTCCTTCACGCCGTAGACGACGCGCTTTGCGATCTCCAGCACCTTGCGCTGTTCCTTCTTCGTGAGCTTTACCATGTCCTTGCCTCCTTACCAGTTTTCGCCGTGGAGGATGATCTCCAGTGCGAGTTGTGTGTCGGGATCCTGCGGCTCGATGTCCCAGCCGCGATCGTAGCTTGCTACCTCGATACCGTCGCGCTTCATGCACAGCTTGCTGATCCTGCCGCCCTCGATGCCGAACTGGCTGCCTTCGTCCCACTGCTTGATCCAGTAGTGGAAGATGCTGTCGTGTACGCGGATGCTACCTTCTTTCCACATGGTCGCTACCTCCTTACCATTCGAAGCCCGCGTAGGTTGCGATCTCACGCGCTGCGTTCATCGCTCTCTTGGGGCTTGAGTAGTCGCGGATGAATTTCGGGTCATCCTTGCCGTTGCGTCTTACCGATGCCAGCACCGCTGTGCCGCAGAGCATCATGCGGATCTCCAGTGTGTCCTGCTGCTTGCCGTACCATGCGACCTCGACCTCGCGTGTCCACTCTCTATGGTAGATGGTGTTGTGCGTATCGGTGGTCTTTGCCATCTCCGTGAAGCCGTTGGCTGCGATGAGCTTTTCGAAGTCCTGTCTTGCTTTTTCCATCGTCATGGCTGCCACCTCACATTCTCTCGATGGTGACCGTGTTGTCCTGCGGATTCCACTTCACCGTGTAGCGGGTTTCCTTGCCGCTCTTGTCGCGGGTGATCACTCTGGTGTCGCCCTCGTAGGCGCGGTACATTCTGTTGATGCGCTCTCCTGCGGGGAGCTGCGCTTTGATCTGCTGGATGTGTCTCTCTGTCATGGTAATGACCTCCTGTGTTTTGGTAGGGACAATTATACCAGAAAGAAAAGGAAAGTCCAGCTTAAACGCCGAGAATTAGCGAACAAGTCACAATGTTTTTCTGCCCGTTTCGGATGAGCGTTACGCTGTCTGCGCCCGTGAATTTGAGGTATCTTTTCACGATCACATCGGCATATCGCGGGTCGAGTTCCATGGTGAAGCAACGCCTGCCGAGCTGCTCACACGTTATGAGAGTAGAACCGCTGCCGCCGAAGGTGTCCAGCACGGAATCTCCTTGACGAGAACTATTTTTGACGAGTCGCGCCAAGAGTTTCAACGGCTTCATGGTGGGGTGATCCGCATTGCGGGTCGGTTTGTCTTCGTTCAGTACCGTTGTCGATACCTTGTCGCTGAAGATGTCCCGCAGCAACTGCCGCATTTCGTCTTTCTTCAGCTTATTGATGTCGATGCGCTTATCCTCGATGACCGTCGCCTGCGTCCGATCATCGACAAAATAATGAGACGCGCCCTCCGTCCACCCGTAGATGCATGCCTCATGCTTCCACTGGTAGTCTTGGTGTCCCATCGTAAATGCGTTTTTGTTCCAAATGAGCATCTGCCGCACCTTGCCCAGTGCTGCAGTGCAGCTTTGACGGAACGCTCCGCCTTCGGTTTCTGCATGCCAGATGTAAAACGGTGCGCCTGCCTTCATGTTTTCCCGCATACACTTGAACGCTGCGGTGAGGAAGGCGACGAACTGTGCCTCTGGCATATTGTCATTCTGTATCGTCTTGCCGTTGCTGCCTTCGTATGCTACATTGTACGGCGGGTCTGTGATGCACAGATCCGCGACGCTTCCGCCCATGAGCGCACGGACGTCAGACGGATTCGTGCTATCTCCGCACATTAGCACGTGCCGTCCGAGAAGCCAGATGTCACCGCTACGGGTGTACGGCTCCTGTTCAGCCGGTGCTGCTTCGGGCGGTTCGTCTTCCTTGATTTCCGACTGGTCGTCGAATAGGTCGCTCATCTCGGATACATCGAAGCCCGTGAGCGTCGCGTCGTATCCGCCATCGTTCAAGTCCTGCAATAGGGCTGTGAGCAAAGGCATGTCCCAATCGCCGCTGATCTTGTTCAGTGCCACATTGAGCGCCTTTTCCTTTTGTTCGTCGATGTCCAGCACCACGCAATCAACCTCCGTGTATCCCAAATGCATGAGTACTTTCAGTCTTTGGTGTCCGCCGACGACCACGCCTGTGCGCTCATTCCAAATGATCGGCTCAACATAGCCGAACTCCTCGACGCTGCGCTTGAGCTTTTCGAACTCTGGGTCGCCTGGCTTCAAGTCTTTACGCGGATTGTACTTTGCGGGACGCAGACGCTCGACGCTGATTCTGCGTATTTCCATCACACCAGACCCCACTCCGCGAATTTTTCAAAGCCACCGATCGTGTGGATGTAGTCTCGCGCAATGCGAACAATTTCTGCGTATGGTCTGCCGTCGATAACTTCGTCACCGATGGCGCACGCGAGTTCCACGGGAATGCCCGTGTCTTGAGCTTTGAGCCACGCATAGATGTTAACGGACACGTCCGCTTTAGATAAGTCCTTGCCGTGAAGCCCGCCGCCAGTAACGCTGTCCGCCATGTCCGATCCAAGCTTTCGGTTGGTAGCACCCGTGTCTACATCGGTTCCGCCCGTCCAATAGCCGAGAGGATTGACCTCTGCGCCGTGAAATGCTGCCGTAAGTTCCTCATTGAGCGCATTGCTCTGGCAAATGATCAGTCTGTTGCCGTTGATGATGTACTTGCCGTCGCATCCGTAACGCTTATAAATTGCTCTCGCAATACTGGACAGACGCGCCTGTTCCTCCGAGACGGGAACGCCACGGAAAATGCCATTATCGCCACAGCGTACACGCGCTGCTTGATTTTCGGCAAGAATGGGATCCTGCGCCATTTCGCAGTAGTCTACGAGGATTGCGCTGCCTGCGATTCGACCTACAATGTCGATGACATCCTCCATTGCCAAATGTACCGAGGTCTCCGCGATGATGTGGCATACGCCGTGTCCGATGAGTACCTCTACCGCAATACGCGGGTTTTCCTCCTGCTCGTATGCGAGGTCTACAAGCGCACCTGCGATGCGGTCTGCGATCTTGTCGGGGTGCGCGGGATTTACTTTTTCAAACATGCTTTATTCCTCCAAATAATAGTTTTCGTATGGTACGCCGATGTACTCCAGAACCTCCCGCAGCCCCAGTCCGCCTTGGTCGTATGGCTTCATGCAATACCGCCAGAGGTCTGGGTGTGTTCGCTGCAGCTTTTGGAAGCGGTTCGGCTCCTTCTCCAGATGGACGCCGAACATGCAGAAGACGCATCCAGTACGGTCGTACCCCATATCGTAGATTTTGCAATACGGAAGGTTGTATCGACGAATGTATTCCCACACATCTGCGTCTGTCCAGACGGACATGGGAGTACACTGCGCCTTTTTGCCGTCGTAATTACAGAAACCGTACTGCAACCATTTCTGCTGGCGCAATGCCGACTCTGCTGCGGTCGTTCCTACGATCGGGACGCGTCCCGTTTGCTTTACGTATTCCGCGATCGGCTTGAGCTTCATCTCTTTGCAGCATCCGCCGCCGATGTTGAACGGTGCGTTGAGTAGGTATTTCCACTGTTCCGAGAGTTTAAAGCGTGTCGGTGTCCCGTCAAGGTTCAGTCCATAGAATGCTTTTTGTATTGCGCCGCTGCTGGTGCCACCGCGAATGCGGTATATCCATTCTGCCTGCTCCTTTGATACGACGGGGTAACCGCATTTCTGCAGCATCTCTCGGTGATGCATCTTTGGCTGGACGATCGTCACGTTGTCAAAGGTCTTTACGAACTCCTTGATCTCTGGGAACTCCAGCCCTGTGTCGCTGTATAACGCGACCAACTCTGGATACAGCTGGCGGCATAGGTGAATCAGCACGGTGCTGTCCTTGCCGCCACTGAATGAGATGTAAACGCCGTCGACGCCGATCCGTTCCACGAATTCACGGATGGCATCACGGGCGATTAGAATTTTTTCGTCGAGTGAGAGGGATTGCAGACGCCGTAATTCTTTGAGGTCATACTTCGCTGCCATCTGCCGCCATCCTCACGGCTTTTTGTCCTGTGAATTCCTCCCAGCGTCTAACTGCGAGGTCGCAGTATTCGGGGCTGCGCTCTATCGCGTAACACACGCGCTCACTCTGTTCGCATGCGATAATCGTAGTGCCGCTGCCAGAGAAGGGTTCAACGACGATGTCGCCGCGATCGCTGTGCATCTTGATGCAACGCCAAGGCAGCTCGACTGGGAACATCGCGGGATGCTCCTTGTTCGCGCGTACCGTATTCATTTCCCAGATGCCTGCGTATCCCCAGTTTTTGCGCTCCTCCTTGGTGAGTCGCTTAACGAATTTGTACGCGTGTCCCGCGAAGGCGGAAAGCCACATGTACTCTTGATCGTTGTATTCGACATCGCCGTTACGGCTGAACGCGCTGATGTATTCGTACTGCTGCACGGGCTTGTTCGTTACCAGATGGTAGGGTCCGACACCGAAGTTCATGCCTTGCTTTTTCCAAATGCGAATCCATATCGGGCGGAAGCCGCATTTGCTGAACATATCAACGCTGTATACGCTGGTCGGCTCGATGAACTGTGTGCCTGTCGCATAGAGGTCACCAAGATTCCAGCACACGATTCCTGCGTATTTCGTGATGTTCTCGATCACGGGACGCATGGTATCAAACCACGGCTCGATGCCTTTGGTCTCATAGTCCTTGCCGACACCGTAAGGTGGGGATGTTACTGCCATCTGTCCTTTGTTGCCGTTCATGAGCTTTGCGAAATCCTGTGCGCTGGTGCTGTCACCGCACATGAGGCGATGCACACCCAGCTTCCAGATATCGCCGCGCTGCGTGATCGCGCCCTTGGCTTTGATGTCTTTATGCGCTTCCTCCACATCGAAGTCGTCCTGTACCGCCTCCTTCGAATAAAAGGCGTTCATGAGTTCGTCGATCTCTGCCGCCTCAAAACCCGTGAGCGTTACATCGAATTCGCTGCCGTCCAGTTCCGTGAGCAACTCTGCCAACTTGTCCTTGTCCCAATCGCCCTGTATTTTGTTGAGCGCTACGTTGAGCGCCTTCTCGCGCTGATCGTCCAAATCGACAATGACGCAATCCACCTCGGTGAAGCCAAGATGCTTCAGCACCGTAAGTCTTTGGTGTCCGCCGACCACGTTGCCTGTGCGTCTGTTCCAGATGACTGGCTCTACGTATCCGAACTCGGTGATGCTGCGTTTGAGCTTTTCGTACTCCGCATCGCCGGGCTTTAATTCTTTACGCGGGTTGTATGCTGCTGCCTGCAGCTTTTCCACCGCTACCTTTTCTATGTTCATGTATCCTCCTATGCCTTGTACTCCTCAAATGTCTTGCACTTGCGGAATATGAATTTGTTGTTTACCCATCGCTGCAAGTGCTTAATGTCCTGCGGCGCGTGGGGCTTGTCGTACACCATGACATACGGATCATAGCCGAGGTCGCGCACGGTGTATATGCGCCAAAGGTTTTCCTCCATCGTCGAATTGAAATTGACCAGTATGTATGCGACCTTCGTGCTGGATGATTTTCGCCTGTATGTTGCTGCGAAGCGTCGGAAGTATTCCGTTAAATCCTGCTGCGGATTGTCCCACGCAAAGTGTATCCGCTTGACGCGCATCCTGCCGAGCTTTTCCGCGACATCCTCATTGGCGAAGCGAATGTCAAATCCTTGGTTGATGTTAACGATCGCGCGGCTGTCGATGAGCTGATCCAGTAGTTCCATGCGGTCTTTGCATGCGAGGAGGTTCGGGTCAAGTAGTTCGATCTTTGGCTGCCCGCTCCAGAATTCTGTGAGGTCTGCGACCTTCCTTGAGCGCAAGCCCTCTTTATCACCAACAATGCAAAACGCGCAGTGCCGAGGGCATCCGCGCGTCAAAAATCCATACGCGGTGTCCGTGATCCCGTACATGCTGTAATCGGGCATCATGTGTTCCACCGCGTCGGGAAGTGTATTGTCCAGCCCGTAACCAGTGCCGCCTTTGATAACGGTGTCTGCGTTGGGCGTGTATGCAATGTCTTTGCTGTAAGTGTCATCGAAGACCTTCGACTGATAGACGATATCGTAATGCTTCGTGTGATCGTACCACTCGACTGTGTCTCCGATGCTTTTGTGGTATGCTGCCAGCTTCATGAGGCAGAGGTTCGGGAAATTGTGGCTGTCCACATCGATGAGTCCTATCGTCATGTGCGCCTCCGTTATCCCAGCAACTTTTCCATGAGGTCGTCATTCGGATTGCTGCCGCCGAGGGGCGTCTCGCAGTTTTCCTTTACGATCTGGTATATCTGCAACCACAGGATGTTTGCCTGCTTCAAAAAATTAAGCCCCATACTCACGTAGGGGCTGGCGATCGGCATCTGCGTTGTCGGGTGCTTTGCAAGCAGACCGTACTGGTTGATGCCTTCCTCGCATTGTATCCATCGGGTGACATATAGCGCGTACTGCTCGATGAGTTCCTTTTTCACGAGATGTGCGCAACCGCGCTCATGCAGCCACCGCCATGTGTCTTCGTATATCTGCGGTGTGAGGTTCTGGTTGCTGTTCTTGGTTACTTGCTTGAGGTATTCCGCGATCGGCGGCATATCCTCACCGACCAGTCCATCGTCCTGCTCCGCGAATTGTATCTTGGTGAGCGGTGCCTTGCCTGGGTTACCGTCCACCAGCTTTTCCGATAGCGCCTTTTTCTTTCGTCCTGCGCCAGGACGAGCGCCGCCATGTCCGTTTGCCATGCCGCACCTCCTTTTCAAGTCTTGATTTCCCGAAAATCTTGATTTCGGGGGCTATACCCCCACTTGATTTCCCGATTTTTCGCGCGCGACTCCTCGCCCGTCTCACAAATGAATTGTTTTAGAGATTTTGACCGCCCCTCCCGTATTTCTTT